ATATGCGATCTTATTTAAGTGGTTATGGGTTTCAAGACCCTGAAATTGCTCAAATTTATGATCATAGGATTGTTATGTTGGTCAACGATGCGATGAAGTATAGAAATTTACAAAGTGCTAAACCAAATTTAGCTAAAAAGATTTCTAAACCAAGCAAAGTGTTTAAGTCAGGAATCAAGCCTACAAAAGCAGATGTTAATTCTAAAAGTTATAAAGAGAAGTTGAGTCGACTAAAGAAAACTGGCCACATGAACGATGCGGCTAGTGTTTTTTTAGATTTAATCAACAAATAACTAATAGGACAACACAATGGCGGCAATAACAAATACCTACCAAAGGTACACAGCAATTGGTGTGAGGGAAGATTTATCGAATATAATCTATCAAATCTCACCAACTGAAACACCGTTTTTATCATCAATTGGTAAAACGAAAGCAACAAATACACTTCATGAGTGGCAAACTGATGCGTTAGCAGCAGCAGCTACAAATAACCACCAATCAGAAGGTGATGAAGTATCATTTCCAACTTTAGCTCCAACAGTTAGACTAAATAACTTTACGCAGATTTCTACAAAAGCTGCTATCGTTTCAGGTACTAACCAAGCAGTTAATAGTGCTGGAAGAGCAAATGAGTTAGCTTACCAAATTTCTAAAGCTTCAAAAGAGCTTAAAAGAGATATGGAAAAAACTTTAACTCATAACCAGGCAAAAACTAATGGTGCAGCAGTTAATACACCTAGAAAACTTGGTTCAATTGACTCATGGATACACACAAACACTAGCATTGGAACTGGTAATGCAGCTAACCCTACTGGGGATGGTTCAGACACTAGAACTAATGGAACACAAAGAGCATTTGCTGAATCACAATTAAAAGAAGTTGTGAGAGAGTGTTATGACTCAGGTGGCGATCCATCAATGATCATGGTTGGTGCTTTTAACAAACAAGTTCTTTCAGGCTTTACTGGTGGATCAACTAGATTTGACCCAGCAGAAAACAAAAGACTTGTAGCATCAGTAGATGTTTATGAATCAGACTTTTCAACTTTATCAGTTGTACCTAACAGATTCCAACAACAGAGATCTGTTTATGTACTACAACCTGATATGTGGGGTGTTTCTTATTTAAGAGACTTCCAACTTTCAGATTTAGCAAAAACTGGTGATGCAGAGAAGAAGTTTATGTTATGTGAATATACTCTTGAAAGTAGAAACGAAGCTGCTTCAGGTGGTATTTTTGACGTAACTACTGCGTAATCAATATAAATAAGTGGGGGGAACTTTCCCCCCATTTTAATCAATCAACAATTTGTTTGGTCTTTGAAGTCTTTCAAGGCGGAACGAAGCAAATAAAAAGGAAAAAAAAATGAGAACATTAAACGATTATTTTATAACTGCATCTTTAGATGACGCATCTACAGCAAGTTCAACTTTTGTAGCTGTACCTGATAAAGGTAAAATTATAAAAATTATAATGGTTCAAGACGGAGCTGTTGCAACGGCAGATGCTGTATTTACTTTTCATACAAGTGAATCACCATCAACTGTAGTAACTGGCTCAGGGATCACTATTACTCATGGAAGTGATGCAATAGGCGATGTCAGTACATCTGAACCTACAGCTTTAAACAATGTAAATGATGGCGATTTTATCAAAATCACTACTAACGGAGCATCGACTGGTACTTGTAAGTGTAATTTCACTTTCGTTATCAGAAGATAATAAAATTATGGGGGAATTTTCCTAGCGGAACTTTCCCCAATAACCAAAAATTAAAAGGAAAAAAAATGTCATATAATTACGGATTAAGATTAGGTGCTACACAAAAATTAACTACAAATAACGCATCAGCAGCTTCAAGTGCTTTTGGTGTGGGTACAGAGTATATAAGAATAGTGGGCGATGCTAATTTTCATTTTGTCATAGATGGTTCACCAACAGCTTCAGCTACAAGTGCTTTTATGCCAGGCGATGAGGTAGAAATTTTAAAAGTTTCTCCTGGTCAAAAGATAGCTGTGTTTCATGGATCGGCTACAAATGTTTATGTCTCTGAAATGAGTGGCTAGTGGCCAAAAAGAAAAAAGGTTTATACGGAGTAGATAATTACGTTAAGTCTAAACCTAGAAAAAGGCCAGGTCGTCATGCGAAAAGTCATAGTAAAAGAAAACCTAAAAGAAAAAAAAGATATAGAGGACAAGGTAGATGAAAAAAGTATCACAAGATAACGATGGATTAATTTCAACAAGTTACCATAGCGATGAATTAGGTAAAGAAATTGTTATCGGTAGAAGTGTAAACCATCAATCTATACTAGATCATAACAAAAAACTTTATAACCTAAATGATGGTTATAATAAAAAAAGAGATTTAAAAAGAGTAGCTTCTATTCCTATTATTGTTTTAGAAGTTTGGGCTAAAGAATATAACGGAACTAGCAATTGGTTTGCTTTACCTAAAGAAATTCAAAAATCTATAATGAAAAAAAAATTAAATAGTAATGAGTTTCAGCTATTTAAAACAGCACATGGAAATATATAATGGCATTAAATACATATACAGGACTAAAATCATCAATAGCAAATTGGCTTAATAGATCAGATTTAACAACAGAAATTTCAGAAGATTTTGTAACTTTAGCGGAAGCAGATTTTAATTCAAAATTAAGAATTAGAGAAATGATTAATGCTACTAATTTAACTGTTAATGCAGAAACAGTAGCTTTACCGGCTGGGTTTTTACAGGTTAGAGATTTATATATTATACAAAGTAATACTAAATATCCTTTAAGATATGTAACACCAGTTCAAATGGATCAAATGACTGGTACATCAACATCAGGATTACCCAATGTTTATACTATTTTAGGAAGTAATTTAAGGTTTTCACCAAAACCTGATCAAAGCTACACAGCAGTTTTAAATTTTTATAAAACATTTGATCCTTTAACAACTTCAAATACAACAAATTTTATTTTAACAAACCATCCAGCTATTTATTTATATGGATCGTTATTTCATGCTGCTAATTTTTTAGGTGGTATAAACCCACAACAATCTCAAGCTTGGCAAGGTATGTATGCAACAGCTTTAGAAAGACTAGAACTTAACGATAGAGAAGATCAATTTAGTGGATCACCTTTACAAATTAGAAGTGAAGATACAGTTGCAAGTCCATTTAATAGTAATCAAAACAGAATAGCTACAAACACATAGGAGTATAATGCAATTACCTTTTGGAGAGTGGCTACCTGATCAACCTGAACATTTGAATTCAGGTGCTAATGTTGCAAACAATGTTTACTATGCAGCTAAAAGTTATAAACCTTTTCCATCTTTAGTTCCTTATAGTAGTAACACAACAGTTACAGATGCTAGAGGAGCTGGATCGTTTAGAGATAGTTCTTCAAATGTATTTAATTTTGTAGGAACTAATACAGATATTTTTCAATTAGCATCAGGTTCTTTTACCTCTAAACAAAGTGGTTTAAATGGAACTAATACTGATTATATGACCTTTACACAATTTGGCGATCATATAATTGCAAGTAATGGTGTTGATGCACCTAAATATTGGTTAATGGGAACTTCAAGTTCCTTTGCAAGTTTAAGTTCAATAGCAGTAGATGGCACACCACCTGTATTTAGAGTAAGTGGTGTTATAAGAGATTTTTTAGTTACAGGTAACCAAGCTAATAATACAAACAGAGTTCAATGGTCAGGTTTAAACGATATAACAACTTGGACTCCTGGAAGTAAATCTGCTGACTTACAAGATTTACCTGGAAGTGGTGGCCAAATAGTTCATATAACAAGTGGTGAGGTTGGTTATGTATTTAGACAAAACCAAATTATTAGACTTGACTTTGTTGGTGGCTCAACAATATTTAGATTTTCAGTAATTAGTCCAAACAGAGGGGCTGTATATGGCAAGACAGTTTGCCAAGATGATAGAAGAGTTTTCTTTTTAGCTGACGATGGTTTTTTTGAAATTAATGGTGATAATGTAAGAGCTATTGGTGCAGAAAAAGTAAATAGATTTTTTGAAAATGATGTTAATAAAGCATTTATGGATCGAATATGTGCAGCAGTTGATCCATTTAATACTTTAGCGGTTTGGTTATATCCATCTAAAGATGACGCAACTAATACATCAGGTATTTGCGATAAGCTTTTAATTTATAATTACATAACTGAAAAGTGGAGTACTTCAGTTGCTAATGCAAGTATGGTTTTTTCTCAATTTGTAGGTCAATACACAGTTGAGCTAATGGATTTAATATCGCAAAATTTAGATAATATTAATATTTCATTAGATACTAATTTTTGGAACGGTGGCCAATTATTTTTAGGAGGTATAGATAATAATTTTAAATCAGCAATTTTTTCAGGGACAGGAAATGTAGCTGAAATAGAAACTGGTGAAGTAGAATTATTTCCAGGCCTTATAACAAATGTAACAGGCATTAGACCAATTGTTGATGCTACTGCAAGTGTAATATTAAAAACAAGAAATAGAGTTGCAGATACACCAACATCATCATTAACAAGCTCAATGGATTCAACAGGATTTAATGCTGTAAGACAAAGCGGAAGATATGTTAGAGCTAATGTTACTATACCAGCAAATTCAGTTTGGAATCATGCACAAGGAGTAGATTTTACAGCAACATCAGGTGGAGCTAGATAATGGCAGATAAGGATATGGATAATGTTCGTTATTCTTTTGAAGCTCAAGAGTTTTTTCAAAGACAAATTGAGGAAGCTATTAATACATTAATTAACAAGAACAATACTGAAAGCGACAAAGCTTTTAGTTGGTTTATGAACTAGGAAAATATGTCAGGAATAAAAGATTATTCAACAACCAATTTAAGTAACACAACATTAAACGGAATAAGTGTAGCAGAGGGTATGCTGCCATCAAATCTTAATAATGCCATTAGAGCTTTAATGGTAAATACAAGAGAGTGGTATAACGATGCACAATGGGTTCAATATGGTGATGGTGATGGAACTTACACACCAGCTTTTGCTGCAACAGGCCAATTTACAATTACAGCAACTGGTTTAGATTTAACACCATATTATCATGCTAATAGAAGAGTTAGAGCAACAGGAAGTTCAACTGGCGATATAGTTGGTACAATAACTTCATCTGCTTATTCTAATAATGTAACAACAGTTAATGTTACTTGGGATGGTGGTGCTGCATTATCTAATGAAACTTTACAAATTTATTTAGCTATTTTAACAGCTACAAAAAATTCAATACCATTAGGTGTAATTGGTTCAACTAATTTTGCAGATGGTTCAGTAACAACTGCCAAGTTAGCAGATGATTCAGTAACCAATGCAAAGATTGCAGACAATGCAGTTCAAGCATCACAAATAAATGCTAATGCAGTAACCGAAGCAAAAATTAATGCTAATGCTGTAACTACTACTAAAATTACAGATGCAAACATAACTACTGCAAAGATTGCAGATAACAATGTTACAACTGCTAAAATTCCTGACAATGCAATTACAACTGCAAAAATAAATGCAGATGCAGTTAATGGAACTAAAATAGCAGACGACAGTATTAATTCAGAACATTATGTAGATGGTTCTATTGATACAGCACATATTGCAGACTCACAAATTACATCAGCTAAAATTGCAGATGGAACTATTGCTACTGCTGATATTGCTAATGATGCAGTTACTATTGGTAAAATTGCAGACGCAGCTATTGTTGTGGCTTCAGAACAAGCAGCTCACACACCTGATGATAATACTTTTTATACAACATCAGCTTCCGATACTAGATTTTTAAACAAAGATACTTCAGAGTTAATTAATTCAGGACAATCATGGTCAGCTTCAGATAATTTTATTGCAACAACAGCAGCCATTGATGCAAGAGTAATTGATCTTGTAGATGATGTAGGTGGCTTTGTTCCGATAGCAAATGAAACAAGTTTTCCAAATGTAAACCCTGATGTTAATAATGGTGTAGGAACTATTGTTAGTGTTGAAGCTCTTTCACAAACTTACACAGCAAATGGATCAGGTGTAGTTACAATAGCAAATGGTACAGTTGGTAATTCAACAGTAACTTTAAATGGTTGTGGTAATGGAGCTTCTTTACCATCAGGCTATGGTATTTTAGTTGAATCAACTACAACACAACACACATACAATTTTCACAGATTAGTACCTAAAGCAACTGAAGTAACAACTGTAGCTGCTAACGCAACTGCAATTGCAAATGTTAATTCAAACTCATCGAACATAAACACAGTAGCTGGGAATAATACAAATATAAATACAGTAGCTGGTATTAGTTCAAATGTAACAACAGTAGCTGGAATTAGTTCTAATGTAACAACTGTTGCTGGAGATACTTCTAATATAGGAACTGTGGCTGGTGCTACAACTAATATTAATAATGTTGGTGGATCTATTTCTAATGTAAATACAGTAGCTGGTTCAATCTCTAATGTTAATACTACAGCAGCAAACATAACTGGTGTTAATAGTTTTGGCGAAAGATACAGAGTTACTTCAGGCAATCCTGGAAGTTCCAACGATGTTGGCGATTTGAATTTTAATACCAGCTCAAATACTATGATGGTCTATGGATCAAGTGGGTGGCAGTCGGCTGGTTCTTCCGTTAATGGAACATCAGCTAGATTTAAATACACAGCTTCAGGTGGTCAAACAACTTTCACTGGATCAGATGATAATGGAAACACACTTGCTTATGATGCAGGGTTCATAGATGTATATTTAAATGGGGTAAAATTGGTCAATGGTACTGACGTAACTATTACATCAGGTACATCTGTTGTTTTAGCATCAGGTGCAACTGCTGGGGATATTCTTGACCTGGTCGGTTTTGGTACTTTTAACGTAGCAGCAATTGCAGCTTCATCCATTACATCAGGCACAATGGCAGACGCAAGACTACCAAGCACAATGGCAAGTAAAACATTAACTGGTGCAAATGTTACAACTAATTACAATGGATTAACTGTTAGTGGTGATGGTGGTTCTAATGATGGTCAAATACAATTAAACTGTTCACAAAATTCACATGGTGTTAAAATTAAAGCACCTCCACATAGTGCTGGTCAATCTTATACTTTAACTTTACCATCATCTATTACTAACAATTATTATTTAAAAACAGATGGTTCAGGTAATTTATCTTTTGCAGAAGTTCCTACAGAAACTAAACCAACTGTTGCTAACGTAGCACAAACCATAGCACCAGCTACAGCGACAACAATTAATATTACAGGAACAAATTTTTCAGGAATACCAAGAGTAGAATTTATAAAATCAGATGGTTCAGTCACAACAGCTAACACAGTTAGTTTAACAAATGCTACAACTTTATCTGTTAATGTAACTTTAGCATTAGGAAACTACTATGTAAGAATAGAACTTGATGATGGTAATTCAGGAAGAAGTGCCAATGCAATTATTACAGCTTCAACAGCTCCAAGTTTTTCTACAAATGCTGGGTCATTAGGAACTATAGCTGGTAATTTTTCAGGAACTGTAGCAACTATTGCTGGATCATCAGACTCAACAATAGCTTTTTCTGAAACAACAAGTGTATTAACTAACGCATCACAAGCTAATTGTACTTTAAATTCATCTACAGGTGTGATAACAACAAGTGATTTCGGTGGTTCAAGTACAACACCAACAACTTATACTTTTACTATCAGAATAACAGATGCTGAAGGTCAAACAGCAGAAAGAGAATTTAGTTTAACAAGCTCATTTGGAGCAACAGGTGGAGGACAATTTAACTAATGGCTAGTACATATTTAACAAGAACACCAAGTGCAGGAAATAGAAAAACTTTTACTATATCTTGTTGGGTAAAAAGAAGTGGTTTAGGTTCACCTCAAAAAGCAATATTTACTGCTGGAGATGATAGTAGTTCACCATTAAACTTTTTTGGTTTTAATACTAATGACCAAATTGCATATTGGGAGTATTCAAATGATACAACAGATATTTCTGATTTTCTTACTACTAGAAGATTTAGAGATACAAATGCTTGGTATCATATTGTTTTAGCTGTAGATACTACACAAGCAACTGCTTCAAATAGAATTAAACTTTATGTAAATGGTGTACAAGAAACAGATGTTGTTACAGGTGGTAATAATCTATATCCACAAACTCAAAATCAAGACTTAGCTTTTAATGATGCTGATGGTCATTATGTTGGAAGATATGGTTATAGTAGTGATAGTTACTTTGATGGTTTAATGTCACATTTTCATTTTATA